GGAGTACATCCGCTTCAGGTACGACGATGCTGATGGTGATACTGTTATGCACAAGTGGCTAGGGATTGAGCGCAAGGATGGTAAGAAGGAGATTGGCTCCACTACTCCGCAGTACTCTACCCTCTGGGGACACTGGCTGGTGGATGACAACACCAAGCGTATCCTTATCACTGAAGGTGAGGTCGATGCGATGAGCGTAGACCAGATGTGTCCAGACATTCCTACCCTGTCCATGCCGACTGGTGCTAGTAACCTCGACTGGATTAACAATGACTACGATAGACTCCAGCAGTTTGAGACCATCTATCTCCTGACTGACATGGATTCAGCTGGTGAGCAAGCTGCCCAGAAGATTGCCAAGCGACTGGGACTTACTCGCTGCTTTCGGGTATCCCTTCCAGAAGGTTACAAGGACGCCAATGATTTCTTGATGTCCAAGGAACACGGGAAACCTAAGTTCCAAGAACTTCTGGATGAAGCTAAGACATACGATCCTAAGCAGTTGCGCTCCGCTAGTGATTACTCCTACGGTGTAGCTGAAGAGATTGCTCGCTTCGAGGCGGAGAGTGAATCCAATACATTCATCTGGCCGGACTTGCCATTCCGTTTCCGTCAAGGTGAAATGACTGTCTTCACTGGGTATCCTGGTCACGGTAAATCCCAAGCGGTTTACCAGATGATGCTGCATGAGATGCTGGTTAACAAGCGGAAGGTGTGCATTGCCTCCTTCGAGATCCCAGCTAAGAATATGCTGTTCAATCTCCTGTGGATGATCCATGGGCGCAAACCAGATGTTAATAAGATTGAAGAACAACTAGCCATCTTCGAGGACACCTTGTGGTTCATTGAATCCGATGAGGATAACACTGCATCGTGGACCGGGCTGAAGGAAGACTTCTTGTACGCTAACCGCCGATTCGGTTGTGACCTCTTTGTTGTCGATGCGCTTATGCATATCACCAAGAAGGGTGACGCTGAAGGCACTGACCTGGTGGCCAAACAAGCGGCTAAGTTCTGCGTGGTCAATGACTCCAGTATGATTCTCATCTGTCATGCGGATGCTAAGAAGCGAGGCAACGATCACATTCCTGAAGTCGAGGATGTCCTCGGTGGTCAAGGGATCGGGGGTGCTGCTCACAACGTGGTTTCCGTGTGGCGTAACAAGGAGAAGGAGAGAAAGGCTGAAGAGGGTCTAGTCAATGAGGATGAACCCGATGGCAAGATTTACATCAGCAAGCAACGTTCTACTGGTAACACCGTCTTTAGGAACTTGTACTTCAGTAGATACAAGCGACAATTCTTCTTGACTCCAATGGAAGCACTCTATAAGCCATCTCTCAAACAGTCTAATATCAACATAACCTAAACGAAAGTTAGCATGAAAGTAAACATCCATACTGAAGCCCCATCCGACATCAGCACCCCAGTAATCGTCCGAAAGGAGTTCGGTCTGCACTTCTGCTTGTACAGCGAAGTCCAAGGCCAGCCTTACCTTTTGGAGTGGGAACTGTCTGAAGCACTGAAGGATCACATCATCCACACGGATGAGAACCGGATCGCCATCATCGAGAAGAAGAAGTTGGAAGTGATACACATTAGCTCTGGTTGGTGCGTGTGCAACGATGAGGGGATTGACCTCTTTGATACATCCTTTGATACATGGCGTGAAGCTGTTGACGCAGTGATCGACCAGCACAATAACCAATAGACCTATGAGCAAGCGACCAGTTCTAGTGATCGGAGATACCCACGCTCCAGCCATGCACAGGGATTACATTAAATTCCTTGGTAAGATTCACCGTAAACATAACTGCGGTCGGATCGTACATATCGGAGACCTCGTTGATTGGAATGCAATCTCCTTCCACGAGAAGGACCCCAGTATGCCATCGGCTGCGGAGGAGTACAAGAACGCACTAAAGCAGGTTCGCCAACTACATAAAGCATTTCCGAAGGTGGACTACATGATGGGCAACCACTGTAGTCTGCCATCTCGGAAGGCGCAGTCCATCGGTTTGCCAGAAGAAGTCCTCTGTGATTTCAAGACCCTCTGGGGACTAGATGGGTGGACAATCCATCCCCGGTTCTCTGACCTTATCATTGATAACGTGATCTACCGCCACGGTGACAAGGGTAAAGGTGGACAGAATGCTGCACATAAGAACGCACAAGCTGAGTTCCGTAGTCTAGTCCAGGGTCACCTTCACGCACAAGCTGGGGTAGTGTACCACGCGAACAAAGAGGACTGTGTGTTCGGGATGCAGGTCGGTTGTGGAGTTGACCACAATCACAAGGCTATGTCTTACGGTCGAGTGTACTCAGCTAAGCCCATCGTAGGGTGCGGCGTAGTGTACGGACCGAAGCTGGCCTTCATGGAACCAATGTTTTTGTAGGAGGAATTATGGAAGTAAAAGAGATTGTGAACATCCTTACGGAGATGCAGAAGTGGAGACGCGCAGAGGAGCCGTACGCTTATGAGCAACGCAGTATGCCGTTCACTCCAGCTAAATACGGAGAAGCACTGGACGCTGCTATTGAACTACTAAAGGAGGAACTATGAATTACCCAACATCTATACCCACTAGAGTTGCAATCTACCGAGAAGGAGGGAACTGGAACCCTGTCTTCAATACCATCACTGTAGGTCCCGGCGATGAATCTGATGGCTCCTTTCTAGTCATTAGCGGAGAGGATGAAAATAACGAGGGGTCCACTGTTAATATCGACTGGGAGGAGTGGGACGAACTGTGCCAAGTAGTAGCAGAACACAGGAACAAATGGGAGTGGAAGGCGGAATAAATTTCACGAATTGACCACTGAACTTGTGAAAAAATATGATTGCCATCGTAAACGTCGGACCACACGACTCAGATCCTATGGGTGTCCGCACCTATGAGGTCAGAATTAACAGCAAGGTGATCACAACCTTTGAACACAAACGCTCAGAAGGCCTAGCCGCTTGTCTCCAAAGTGCTGCCAAGGCAGTTGAGACCCGACCAGATGACGCGATGATGATTGAGATGAGAGAGCTTTTTGCTGCAACGACTAACTTGAGAATTATGAATAAAAATAAACTTGAAAAGTATACGAGAGATACTCTAAAAATACATGGATGGTGCTACACCATCGGTGGAACGCTTGGACTCATCATTCTTTTGATTCTCTGCGTCACAAGTGAACATATTTGAGTCCCTCGAGAATTATGAATAACGACATCAGCAATATGTGGTGGGCGACATCACCCAACAGTGAAGACAATGCACAGAAAACCGACTCTCGCTTAGCTGAGCTATGCCGCGAACTATTCAAGATGCTGGACTCCTGCGAAGTGTCCGACTCGGGCCGTGAGTTTTACCCTACCGAGATTCACAGCTGCAGGGCTATGCATTGCGCACGGCTGGATGAGATACTGCCAGAGATGCGGGAGCTTTCGCATAACGCTGAAGCTCTGTCATCGGAGCGAAGCGGAGATTGAACAGCAGCGATTTGTTATGGAAATTTTGATGTGCCAGCTAAAGAGCTTAATCAGCACCCCACTTGTGAGGGGAGATCAACGCGGCGGGAACTCACCCGACGAACCGTGGGCCTGTGATGGGCAGACGAACCGCGACAAGCAGCGAAACAAGGCATCAATTCTATTCCATAACATTAAGGACACTCGCGGCGATAGCCGTTGAGTGCTCCGCCTGGTTATGCCCTTTATTTTTATGAACGTGCAACCGATACCAACAAGCGATGCAATGCCTTGGATTCTAAACAGGCACTACGCTAAAAGATCATGCCCCATCACTTATGCTTTTGGAATATACGAAGGTTCGCGGATGACAGGTGTGGTGACTTATGGAACTCCGCTAAGTTCCACTCTTCGGGATGGTGTATGTGGGAAAGAATGGTCTGATAAAGTGCTAGAGCTAAATCGGCTATGCTGCGAAAATAGGAAAAACGTCGCAAGTATGCTTGTGGGAAGGTCGCTCAAAATGCTGCCAAAGCCTAGCATAGTGGTAAGTTATGCAGACAAAGGACAGGGGCACGTTGGATACGTGTATCAGGCTACAAACTTCATCTATACGGGGCTTTCAGCTAAGTTCAAAGACCCGATGGTAAAAGGTATGGAGCATAAGCACCACACTACTATCGGAGATGAGGGGCGTGGTCACGATTCTAGAGTGGAGTTCTTGCGAGAGAAGTATGGAGCTGAAAACGTATATTATGTCGAACGCGCTAGGAAGCACCGCTACGTCTTTTTTTGTG